AATCGACCAGCGAGACGTATCAGACGGTTCCCTAACTTGATGATCTCAAAAGGAGAATCAACAAGGGCCTTCTGATAAACAGGTGTAACATCAATTCCATGAAAGTAGTGTTTACCACAACTTTCATAGAAGGCGCCACTGGTATATGACTTTTGGTCATTAACAGTGAAACCGCAATAATCTAATACGGATATAAGATTAGTGCTTAGATGAGATGATATTATAATATCATCACCGTACACCGACACCTCGTCTTCCTTAGACCCGAAATATTCTTTGACAGCCTGGGCTAACGCCCAAAATATCAAAGTTTCGAGTTCGAATGTGAATCCGTTTCCCATAGAGGAAAACTTGTTCAAGTATATTCTCTTTCCGTCCATAAGGGCGAAACGAGAACGTACGGCATCCATCGCGGATGCCCATTCATAAGGAAGTAGAGACCAAACGATCTCTGTCGAAACGGTATCAGAAGCAGCTTTAAGATCTAAAGTTGCGAGTGAATCTCGATAGGCTCGACTAGCCATATTCTGATTCACACCCTGGTCTTCCAGGTCGATACCGACTGAACGGAGTCGATTCCGTATAAAACCGCCAAATCCCTTTTGGAGGAAGGAATTCCCCCTAGGTTCAATGGCGATAACGCGATCAGTCTTCGCGTTCTTTGGTACTGTCGTTATATGGCATTCGTCCGCAAGGGCGAAGTTCGTACTGAGTAGGCTGTAAGGCCCGCTTGGCACGACACCAAGTATAACATGAGACCAATGAAGGTCTCTTTCGATCTCGTTTCTCAACATGTTGAGAGCCGATCTCGAGACAGTAATGGGCAGTTCGCACAACTTGGTATCAAGGTAGGCACGACGTCGTGGAATATCGACGCTCGCGCCAGGCCCCCATCCATAGTAGTCCTGAACCTTAAATAACGTAAAAGGGCCAAGAAGAGTAGAGATCTTTCTCTGAGCAATATGTAAAATACTGCCCAGCCCATCAATCTGATGGGTCTCTGCTTTCTTAATCCTAATGTTAGTTAAGCGACAGGTCTCTTCAGAAGTTGTGAATTTCTGAAGTGCGACGGCTTTCTTATCGATACCTGTTAGTAGTCCCTTGTATTTCGACAAGAAACTAACAACAGAATAATCTTTATGAAAGTCATACGCAAACCTATAGTCTCGCGGATTAATTTCCATTTCGGCTAGTGCGATATGAGAATACTTATATCGTAACCAGGCCGATAGCGAGATTGGAGTGTCAACGCTTTTGCATAAGGCAAAGAAAACTTCGCCAACAGAGTCATCTGTATGCATAAGATCCTCGGAGTTAAATCATTAGTAGACGTTTTGAAGCGTCTCTACCATTGCTACCACCTGGGAATCAGCTAAAAGACCGTAAGCGTACTTACGTACGTCTTTGCGATCAAGAAGCTCAGACCTATCTGGCAGAATGAACTCAATAGAGCATCGAGGAATATAGGCAATAGTTGGTGCTGGTGTATAACCAGCATCATTAGTGCCTAAAGTCTCTAGCTTAGGAGTATGAATCCCGAGTTTCACGCGGCTGACCCGGCTACTAGCATTACTGCCAGGAGCTGGGTTTTGAGGTCTAGTGAGTTGCAAGCTTATTCGGTTGTAACCGATTGGGCTATTAACAGACTGGTCCTCAAACCACCAAGTACCGGTTTTATCCGGTCCAATAGGGACAAAGGTATGTGACACAGGGGTCGCCTGTGCGTCGTCAAGGGCAATTGAAGAAACTGCAGACATAGAGGTCTTTCTCTGATGGAATACCATCATTGCTAAGGGCTTCTACTAACGTAGAAGATCGATTGAACGACTGATGCACAATGCCTACTTGCGTAAGAATTGCGACAGCAGAGCTGCGGCGTTCAGTAACCTGCCCGAACCCAGATCCGCCTTGAAAGAAGGCGTACGAGGGAACGGGTTAGAGGACAAAACCGTACGACGCTTTGCGGCAACCCTAGAGCTGCCCACCAAATCAACCAGGTCGAAGTAACTTGGTGCATACTCTTTGTAATGTTTGTCAACTCCGTACGACGAGTCTACATACGTTTCCGTAACGTAGCCGCGTAAGAAGTTGCTAGACGTTAACATTGAGGTTTCAAAGCTACGTAAGTACCCACCAACATCCAGGAACCAATCGACTACAAAAGAGTAGGGGGTTAGTTCCCAGGCCAATCCGAGAGGATTGAGCCCTGTGAAATTACTCAGGAGTTGGGCATCTGAAGTGGGTAGAGTATACTCACAGCAGATAAGTACTCGGTTCTTATGAAAGGCCGTCGCTTCATCATAGCCAGTACCCTCACCAATCATGACCTTAACTCGTTCGCTCTTACCGCGTTCCTTCACCTTCATATAATGAGGGCGAGAGATCGCAAGTTCGACAACGGACTCGTAAAGGTCTGATGCTAAGGGTTTCCAGCCATATTGAAACTCGAGCCACTTAGAACCAACGCGGTTAGCCGCCGGTTGGCGGCGAAACTCTCTATACCACTTTTTCAGGTCGGAAGGCCTGAATCGGTAGACATATGAGAGCAACTTGCCTGCGTCTCGGAACATTGCCTTAGACTGCTTAGACTCTGCAATATTAACTGAAAGATCAATTCTAGCGCGAATTCTGTCTTGAACTTTAGACAGGACTTCGTTATAGAGATTGTTATCCCAGTCGTATGTAGAGTTGGGCACGATTAAGGGAAATGGACCGGTCTGCACGCGAGTAGTACCAGGACCTTGACCAGATATAACTTGTCCATGATATGGATCGTAGTAATATTTGATAAAAGACTGGTTCCCGGGATCCTTGCGGTTCCCATGAGTCTGACCGGCGTTAAGCACATAAAAGAGGTCGTAATAGTCTGCCAAAAGGTGAGAAGAACTTGTGGTTCCTCCACCAGGGTAGTACCAATACTCCCACTGATACTTGTGCCGAACGTTAAACCGATTAGACATCATGATGCTTCTGTCCTAGAAGCATCGGATGAAGATTTATCAAGGATAGAATTCTCAATTTCGCGATGATTACTCATCAAATTGTGAGCCCCGCTATACGTAATATACGTACAAAAGAGCAAAACTAATGTGATGAGAAGCAGGCAAAATGCGAGAAATCGTTCCATGATAGGCTCCAGTTGTCAACTCCGAGAGGGCATCACACCCCTCAAAAGTCGGATCGCCGAAAGGCAAAACAGAAGGCTGTCTTCAACGTTAAAAGAGGTGACGTAAAAACTTAATGATCCTGTCTTCCATCTCATTAGCATCGAGACCATAGGTCTCGTGCATATCGAGCATAGCTTCGAATTCACGAAGCGATGTGCGAATACTTGCAACAACAGTCTGAGTCGAAGACTCAAGCTTAGATGCAAGAAGAGACGAAAGAAGGACATGAAGCATTATATCACTCCTAATAACGAAGGGGACAG